ATTGAAGTGCGTTCCCTTGGAATTGAAAGATACCTGACAGTCTCATTGAGTTGAAAATATCAAGTGTCTTTGGATCATCTAGTGGAAGTTTGTAGAAATCACCATACTCCATACCAATTTGATCAGCAACTGATTCTAGCACAGATAAAGTACGCAGTCCGAGACAATCAATTTTTAGCAGATTGAGCTTTTCAGCATCACGGTAGTCCATCATGAGAACACCGTCACGTGAATTTATGCCGCCATATTTTGTTAGCTTGTCATTACACACAATAATGCCAGCAGCATGTAATCCTGAATGTCTTGCATGCCCTTCAATCTTGTGGACTATGTTCATCTCTGGGTACTTCTTGATGAATGCTTTGCCAACCTCAGTTGTTTCAAAAGTATCTTGTACCCTCATCATTGAGCGTGCGTCACCACGAGATCGCTCAATGATTGCCAATTTAACAGCATCAGTTTCATATGCTGGGATCCCAAGGCCAATGGCAAATTCACCAATAGCAGACTTTGGTTTCATAGTTGCCACAGTTGCTATATGACTAACGTGATCTGTGCCATAGACATCTGTTAGTGTGTCAATAACCATTGAGCGTTTCTTATCAGGAAAATCTACGTCAATGTCAGGCAGATCCTCTCGATTGACATCAATGAATCTTTCAAACAACAAATCAAATCTGATTGGATCAACATCAGTGATACCTGCAAGAAAACACACTAGTGATCCAGCAGATGACCCTCGTGATGGGCCAACCAACATTTTGCGCTTTGCTGCTCGAACCATTTGCGCAACAATGAGGAAATAATCACCAAATTTCTTTTCCTCAATGAGTTTCAGCTCACGGTCAAGTCGCTCACTATATCGTGGATCATCAAGGCTGACTTTTTGTTTTCTGGCACCTGCGACACAAAGCTCTCTCAATGTCACTTTGCCAGTATATGTGACCATTGGTGCAATTGGCAAATTATAATTTTCACATTGATTAGCAATTTCATAAGTCATTGCTATGGTATTTTCATGCCCAGGAAATATGCGTAGCCACTCAGCATCTGACAGGATGTGCTGAGGGAATGTTTGCGTTTCCATTTTCCGAGGACCAGCATGTAGCTGATACACTTCTTTGTCTTCAACATCTTGATACCAATTTTTACATAATGCAACTTTCGGCAATCCTGGCCACTCAATTATCCAATTTGGAGTTGTCTGATCTATGCCAATGTAATCAATCCTGTCTGGATAACTGAATGTTGTTGCTATGACTATGATGTTTGAACTTATTTGCTGGAGATTCTTTTGGAACAATCTTGGGTGATAGTAGAATTGGTCATATGCTACCTTAACAATCTGATACAATTCACTCAGTCCAGCCTGATTTTTGGCAATGAATATGTATGGTGAACCAAACAACTTTTTCTTTTCAATTGGCTTATCAATTACCATCAATCTCACGCCAAGAATTGGTTTTATGCCATCTGCTTTACATGATTTATGATGCTTGAGATGAGCAAATGTATTGGTGTTATCTGCAACACCTATTGCATCACCTTCAGCATAGTTGACAATGTTCTCTGTGAATCCAAAGCATTTCTTGAAGCTGAATTCAGTCCTCAATGCCAAGTGAATCATATGAGTCCTTGCTTCATTAGAAATTTGTAGCACTCAATCGTAGCTGCAACATCAACCTTTGCCCTATGCGCGCCCTCGTGTGGTCGTCCGGTAGCGTGCAAATACAGATTCTTGAGGGACAATCGCCTGTTCTCAATTGGCATTGACTTCTCAATTGTACAGATCCATGTTGGAGGCCATGGGAATTTCCATTGAAGACTATGCCTAGCTAATTCACACCATATGACTCCAAGATCAAATGGAATATTATGACCAACAACCACTCGTTGACCAAGAAACAGATCTATTAATTTATCATATACCTCAATGAATGATGGCGCAGTAGCCACAGTATCATCAGAGATGCCCGTGATCTTGGTGATATGCTCAGGAATTGGTACAGGAGGCTTGACTAGTGTATCAAGCTCTTCAACAAAATTCAAATCATCATCAAGTTTGACTGCATAGATCTCAGTTATAAATGGCTGAAGATTCAAATTTGCAGCATCAGCTTTCAACAACCCAGTTGTTTCAGTATCTGTAAATATCACCACAACCCCCATTCTGTAGCAAAGTCAAATTGGAATTCTTCAGAAAGACTAATAGCATCATGCAAATAGCATTTACGAAGTAATTCATATGTATATGGATGTTGCTCTTTGATGGCTCCAGCAGTTAATCTATTTGAACTTTTGCGCAGGATGTCTGATCGAAATTTTGTCAATGATGACACATCCAGAAAATCACAACATTTGCGCATCACTTTCTGAGGATCTGCCAGCTCAGTGAAATTGAGTAACAAAATCTTATTTTGAACACGTCTATGCATGTATCTCTTGATGTGATGATAATAAAATCCTGGTTCAACATAGGTAGTTTCATAACAACCACCCATTGGATCTGCTTGCATCATATACTCACCCTCTGATACAAACAAGTCCTTTCTGACATGCTTCAGATTCTCGTCAATTGATTCACTGAATTGCTTGGGTTCACGTCCTGGTCGCATTCTGTGAAAGTGGTTCCATGCGGAGTACGCACGCTCAATTGGATTCCTGACAATGACAATGGCCTTGGCATTCGGGAAGCACTCATACATACGCTGGGCGGCAAAGTGCACATGAAAATTCAGCGGCTTGCCTTCCATAGTAATATGCTCATTATCATAATGTTTGAATGATGTATATCTATGCCACCCCAGACCTTTGTGATAATACATTAACCAAAATCTTTGTTCCTTATCACTTGAAAAGCAAATATCTGGGTGTTGGGATAACCAATGCGCTAAACTTGTTGTGCCGCATTTTTGAGCGCCAATTATGAAATGGTGCAGAATACCATCATACAGCATCAGTTTTTACCTCAAGCATGGCAGCATACACTTGGAGATCTTTAGCAGAATCCAAATGGCCACCATCAGCAAAATTAACGCAGTATCGTCGCAATTTGATTAGGCAAAGTTGCACGCTGCAATATCGACTAAATTCAGCTGGCGTATTAAGCACAACGCCATCAGGGAACAACAATACTAGCAGATCGCCAACATCTTTCCATGTGTTGCCATATTCATCCTGCCTATGCACAAATAATTCAGCAGCATCCCTAAGTGCTCCAGCAGGAGTCCTCTCATCACTCACATTGTTTTCCCTTCAGCATTGATGACAGGATTTGCTTCATGCTTAGTTTTGTCATGCATAATTTTGAGGTACTTTTTGATTGAAGATAGTTCATCCGTCTGAATTGTAAATTGCTGAATTGGACACTCAGTGTAACGAGGAAATACGCAAGTGCCATGATTTACACAAAATACCTCAATAAACTCTTCAGCCCAAGGATGAACTTCAACAACGCGCTTCTTTATTTCAGCAAACACATCTTGGAATTCACTCTGAACTCTGAAACACAGACGCAACTCTGCCATGTTATGGAGGGTGCGCAGATTTGCCTTCATCATGATTGTTGTAAGGCAGCCTGTACCAATGATGTTGCGAGCATCTTGACGTGGCACCCCATTTTCAACAAGAGATGAGTACATTGATTTTTGAACTTCAATTGCAGCCATGTAATCATGGTAATCATCTTTATTATTAACAATTGAATCAGGCATGAAAAACTTAACATTAGACATATCCACGACGCGCTGAGCTTCCTGTGCAAATGATGCTGTGCGGGTGCGAACCAGCTGATGTGTGAATGCCCGACTGACACCGCTGATCTTGAAAGTGTAGTCAGCAAATTCCCAGCTACTCTTGATCGTGTCCTTCATGTACGCAAGCTGATCAAGCTTCCACTTCATGGTTTGACTAGCAATATCTTCTAGTGACTGTTTACCTTGCAGGCGCGTGCCCTTGGTGTACAGCAGAAGCTCAAGTGCATGCTTTTGGTAGTCAACGAGTTCGACGTTCATCATGCCCCTTTCATTCGATCATATTGATCAGTGTTAATCATTTTGTTGATAACATAAACGTCATTCAGTACATCATCGAGCAGGATGTTGCGCCAAGTAGCAAACCGACCAAGTGAATACAAATTATGATTCTTAGTCAAGTTATACAGGAATACTTTGCGTTTGTTCTCAGGCATAGGAATTATCTTGCCATTCTCCTGAATCTCATTAGCAAACTTTTCAAAGTTAATACAACCTTCCAATCCAAAAGATCTCAAGACATCATGGATGTGATCCAACTCTAGTAGGTCAATGGACTCAATTATTAATTCATCTCCTGCCAAACTTGCCCGATATTGCGGGTCATCTGGATCAGGATAGTAAACAGTAGCATATTTATTACACCGCTCAATTTTGAATTTGGTGATGTAGATTGTATTGGATTCAAAATTATAATCTGGAGCAAGAGAATCAACCAACTTAGCATTTGTGAATATTGGAAGTGTGCTGATGACTGGCTCATCTAACTCTCGTGAATAGATGCCATTTTGAACTCTGACGACGAGATTTTCAACCCCAGACACTTCTTGATCATAAAATATGCGGTTATGTAAAATATTGAGCATCTGTTCATGGAAGTCCGGCGGAGCGACATATCGAACCACAGGTGAGATGTCGTTAATTGATCGATCAATGTAGTGTCCAGTTACTTTCATAGCATACTTGTTGCAAATTCTTACTGTAGGCTGAACATCGTCACCAAATGACCAAATTGATTTTTGTACGTGAACTTGTTTGAATGGTATGCCAGTTACTTTGCTTATGGCATCAGATCTGAATCTGATTAATGCGTGATGATTGGTTTGTGGTCCAGGTGCCGCTTCAAGTATTCTGACATTACGATTGACTATCCCAGCAATGCACCCCGCCATCCCAGCGCCAAGAATAATCATGTTTTTTCAACCTCCCATGGCCCTTCCAAAATACGTTCAATGAATTTGACATCATAGCCAATCAAATATCGAGTGCCAATTATTGCTTCCCTGAAACGCTTCTTGCCAGCAATAGCAGGATTCACATGATTGTATGTTTCAAATGTGTGAATGATATCAACATTTAAACGCTTACTGTATTTCAGTGCCATTTCATACGAGTTTTCCACGTGGGCACTCATGTGGGAGATGAATGGATTGGAAAGAAAAGATCCTCTGCCTTCCCTGTGATGATGACTATTGCCATCATATGTCACAATCTCAAGCTCCTGGCCACCACCAATGAAATCGTAGCAAAAACTCATCGTACCCTTCATGTTCAAACCGTGAAAATCACCAATACCGACAAGATATGCTTCATCGTGAGACCAATTTTCATACCCCATCAATGAGAGCATATCTACTGCTTTGTTGTGGTCCTGACAATACATTGCTACTTGATGAAAATGTGGAAATTGTACATGCGACGTGCTCACTTCCCACCCCCAAATTCAATGATTGAGCCGGACATGAAATCATTCATATCAGCGATTTGTGCAATCAATTCGCCAACCTCATTTGCACTAGGTCTGCGACCCATGGGTATGCCATCCAGCTCATATTCTCTAGCCTGTTCAGGTGTCCACCCTCTGAATCTTGGGACAGTTGCGTCAATGTATTTTGTCATAGCAGTGCCATCTACAGCAATTGGAGATACACCAATCACTGACCATGAAGGTGCCAATTCTCGTGCTGTGCATTTGACTGCCATTTTGAGGGCAGCTTTGCTTGAACAGTAAGCAATTGATCCTCGCATGGGAGTATCTGCTGCACTGCTAACAACACATATGATCTTACCACTTTGCTGATATTTTAGCAGTCTATTTACAACATTGATGAATCCAATTACATTGACATCGAACATATCCATGACAATGTAGTTAGATATATCACCAATAAAATCAAGATGATTTATACCTGCGCAATAAACAATTACATCAAATGGTGCGTTTTCATCAAGAAATAAATTGAGCTGGTTCCTATCTCTGACATCAACTTCAGGACCAGTAACTTCAATATCATATAATGCTAAAGATTGAACTGCTGATTTGCCAATGCCACTTGTCCCACCAATTACCCATGCTCGTTTGCTCATGTCTGCTCCTTGGCGCGCTTCTTGGCACTAAAGTATGATTCAATTCTGTCCTCCAACATTGGGCCCATCTGATGCCAATCAATGTATGGTCGCATGCCATTTTCAGATGGATAGATCAATGGTGCGCCAAGAGCAGCGTCATCAACGTAAACATGTGCATGAGCCTTATTTGATGGAGACCAATTCTGCTCAGGGTTTTCATTGATACCCCAAAGACGCAATCCCATACACTCACAAAGTTTAATAGCCTCCATCAAAGGGCGACCAGATCGAACAGTCCACAGAATGTATCTTAGCTCAATATTGTCTTGTTGGAATTGTAGCAACCATGAAAACGCACCAATATCTTCACCAATATCTGGCCACTCATGAACTGCTAATGTACCATCGAAATCTAGTGCGATGATCATTGTTGCTCCTGTGTTCAGATTAGCGGGTTGTTATTACTGCGGGTTTTCCTGTTTCACAAAGTAAGCGGTTGCGGGGACAAGAAACATCCCCGCAACCAATACTACAGGTTAATGGTTCTCAGTTCACCCGGCCGCCCCAACTTCCACGGTATCGACGAGTCAAGCGTCCCCAACTTCGCCACAGCAGCGCTTCCTCGAACGGCTCAACCTGATCGCCGTTCATCGGCTCAACCAGATCGTTGATCGTAACCTTATCAGTCAGGTTGTCACCGAGATCCTTGACTCCTTCATACTCGCTGACAGTGATACACCCAACCTCTGCGGTGTATGACGCTTCCGCACTAAACGAGATGAGCAGACTTGCGAATACAATTGCAATGATTTGCCTATGCATCTTCTTCTCCTTTTTTGGGTTGTGTTTCAACTATAGTATGTGACATAACTTGCTCGCCTCATTATTCATCTCCTTTGTTACGCCACATTGTTGCTATTGGGTGAAATGGTTTCCCATTTTCTGTCAGTTCAGCGTACTGAACATTGACAAATTTGCCGATATAATTAAGCTTGTTTATCAGCACGTATTCTTTTTCAGCAAAATCTCCAGGGGCAGTGACACGGAATCTGATCTTGTTTTTCATCTCGCACACAAGAACGCCATACCCATCCCTGGAAGCAATGATGTCAATAACTTTGTACTCATCATCCTCCCACTGCTTGATTTTGACCAAGCCTCTAGATCGCTTGCCATCCTCATACGCATAACCATCCCTACGCAGTATGAGGCCTTCATATCCAGCATCAACAGCATCACGCAAAACTACTGGTATTTCAACTTCAAGAACACCCTTACCTGTAGCTGCAAGTTCAAGTCTACCACTGAGCATGAGATTCTTCAACATTGCAAGCCTTGCCCTGTAGTACACAGGCATAGGTGTTATGATGTCATAAACCATATATGACAATTCCTTGGTCATTGGTTGCCGTCGCTTGACCCATGAAGTTATGGTCTGTAGCTTTGTGCCATGATGATACAGCTCACCATCTAGGGTATGGCCAGGCTCTAGTCCTGACTTCTCAACATATTCAATGATCTCTGGAATTGTTTGTATGATTTTGCCATTGCGAGAATACGCAGTGTAGGAGGTGCCATCGAAATAAATCAAGCATCGATGACCATTGTACTTGTATTGCAGCATCGATGTCATATAGTTGATGTTTTTGACTTTTTTCAACGGAGTTGCTTTCATGGGCTTGGCTAAACCCAAGCGATTGACAGGCTTATTGGCAATTGCCTCTGCCTTGTCAGTCAAATATCCTTGATCAAGCTTTTTGTTGATTCGTGAATCAATTCTTGACAAGACTTGTTCATCGAGAGATCTACCTGCTAGACCATCCTCAATATGCTCTTCTTGTTCTTGCATCGCCCCACCACAATCTCCCCAACGAATGATTATGGTATCATCCTCTGAGTGAATTGACCAAACTTGAAGTTTACCAGATGCTGTCTGACGATATAGATGAATAGGATCAACATGAATTTCCATTACTTATGAATAACCCCTTTCTCAGTTTCACATACCGATGTCTAATGGTGAGTAGGTCAACGCGTCGCTGTTGACATCGATATGAGAAACAGATCAGAGCATAATCAACTCCTTTGTATTAGCAGCTAGTTATTCACCGCTACGCGGTAGAGTATAGCGTATCTAAATTGCCATCGCTACCCTACTGCACACCTTGATTGTAACAAGGTACGCTGAAAAGCGTATAGCGAATGCGCAAAAAGTGCGGTGGCTGCAGGTTGACTTCACTGCATTTAAGGCTGCGATGTTACAACAGCCACCACCAGGGGGTTCACAAAGGTCGGTCTAGCCACGCTCCCCCAACCACAATTACAAATACGATGATCCAGATGGTGATGGCAGGATGCCTCTCAAACCAATCCATTAGAATCCATCCTGCTCAATATCATCAATTTCAATGTTCTGATCAACGAGATCAGCAGTTGAATTTGCCCATGGAGACAGCTTCAGCTCCAATGAATTCACCACCTTCTTGGCATCACTTTCGCTGGCAACCTCATAGACCTGAACTTCATACTCCACAGTGCCTCTCACTGTGTAATGCTTGTCGCCGTTGTTGACAGATTCATCTTTTGCCATACCTAACCCCTTCAGAATTTTAGTTTCTCAATTCTTCTTGCTACCATAGTTAATGCTGCTTGAAGTGTATATCCACTTATAGGTTTGCGCACAACAGGAAATCCAGCCTCGTCAT